AGACTCGCATCAGAGGATTTTCCACCGCTTCTTGACCAACTGGTCTTCGGAAGCAATTGCGGAAAAGTGCCCCATTATTTCATCAAGTAAGCGAAGTTTCAAATAGGCTCGCTCACGAATGTCGATGTCCATCTCATCCGAATTGGTAATAACACTCATAAGTGTTGACCGGATGGAATCAATCTCCCCGGTAAACCATTCGTCACCGAGGAGCGTTTTAGCCCGTTCTGACTTGTTCAAGCTCCGACTCCTGCATTCGGATTAATCGCTGAACCAAGAAGCCCTGGCAAAACGAATGCCTGTGGACGAGCGCCGAATCTTCCCGCGCCATAGTAAGGCCCGAAGTAATCGTAAGTGCCAATTCCAGTCATCCCGCCCATCCCCGGCAAACCGCCAAGAGATATCGGGGTGAACTCGCCCCGAGGATAAACAGGGATGCGGCCTCTAGCAATTGCGTCGTAAGCCGCCTGGTCAACAGGGGCGCCCGTCGATCCACGGCCAACCAAAGCAGTCCCGGCTAGCCCCAAAAGCCCAAGCGCTACCAAAGGATCAATTGTCCTTGTTCCCTCCACTGGGCCTGTAGATGAGCGGGGAACTACAACATCAGCAATCGGGACACCAGCAATCGTACCAGCAGCAACAGGAGTCAGAATCTGAGCTTCTTCACGCTTTACGATTCGATCCTCCACTGGGACAGTCTGCGTAGGAGCAAGCGTTCCAACTGCGGCGGCAGTCGGCGCGGTGGCCTGCGTCTGAGCCGGGATATTTGCGGCCTGAACAGGAACCGTCTGAGAAAGTAATCCACCAGCAGCTGCTCCGGCTTCCGGGGCCATTGTTTGCGTCTGTGTGGGTGTAGTTGCGGCTTGGACTGGAACCGTCTGCGTCGGAGCCAACAACCCACCAACAGCTGCAGTAGCCGGAGCGGTTGCTTGCATTTGCGCCGAAGTTGTAGCGGCTTGCACCGGAACGGTTTGCGTAGGGGCCAACAGTCCACCAGTAACCGCAGCAACAGGGGCCGCAACTTGTGTTTCGGTTGGAACGGTTGTCGATTGAACCGGGACTGTTTGAGTCAATGCGCCACCAACAGCAGCGGGAGCAATTGACTGCAACTCAACCGGGGCGACTGAGGATGTCACCGGAACAGTTTGTGTTACTACAGCAGGGGCTTGTTGTGCAGGGACTTGAGCAGTGCCAAGCAATCCACCCGCAGCGCCAGCCAATGAAGGAATAGCGGTTGCCAACAAACCAGGAGCGGCGGTTGAACCAAAAACCTCCACCACATTCGGGGCCAGCGATGTAGATGCGGCAGTAGTCCCGCCAATGGCAATACCAGCAAAATCCGAGGCAATTTGTGATGCTGAAGCACCAGCCAAGGCGTCGCTTGCCATAGATGAAGCAGTCCCAGCCCTTACTCCTTGATCCACCAATGCGGTAGCGATTTCAGTCTGAGAAGCCCCAGCCTGAGCTAGATCGGTGGCGGTTTTCGCGGCAGTTTGTACGGCGGTTGGGAACAGTTGCTCTATCCCAAAAGCTGTCGTTCCAGCCAATGCCGCAGCCCTGAGAGCTTGGGCGAGATCGCCGCTATTGGCGAAAGTCGTGAATCCCGCTCCAGTCGCGGCGGCAGCAGGAACACTCATTAGACCAACCCCGGCAGGGCCAAGGCCAGCAGCGGTTCCTGCGGCGATGGCGGCATTTGCCAAGGTGCCGAGCAGTCGATCTGTCGAGGTCTGCTCAAACTGAGTGCTGAGTTCCTCTGTGGCCTGTTGTCCTTCCGGTGTGAATCCGGCAGCCAAATATGCGCCAGTTGGAGTCTGAATGATTCCTTGAATCGACCCGTCACCTTGGACGTTATAGATAACACCATTTTGCGTGAAGCTACCGACGATTGAGTCTGCAAAGCGAGGATCGTTGGCCTTCCCGCTTGCGGCAAGAACCTCTTGTGCTCGGTCTGCAAGCACATCACCAGATGCAAACAAACCAGAGAATCGATCTCCTCCTGCTTCAGAAAGAAGCCCAGACTGTCCCGTATCACCAGGGTCAAACTGTTTTCCAGCCCCATAAAGTCCGGCGGCAGTCAGTCTACGCACCTCTTCAGCGGGGAATCCAAAAGCGTCTAGTCCAGCCGCAATCCGAGCGTTGTATTGAGCAGAACCAACTGGGGCAGCCGTTTGGATATCGGATTGAGTGCCAGTAGCAGACCCTTCAAATGCTCCAGAGGAGATGAGTTGCATCCCTCGACGCATGGCATTTGCATCCACACCGGGAAGAGTCGCAATGATCGCGGGATCAATCCCAAGCTGAAGGGCAGACTTCACGGCCAGATCGGGTGTTTTCCCTTCTGCATATCGAGCATTGATCTGCGCAACGATTGCGTCATAAGGCAAAAACCCTATGTTCGTTTGGACAAATTGGTCTGCCATGATTTACCCCGGAATCTCAATGTTGGAGGAGATGCCTGCACCGATCTTTGCGGCCTTGAGTTGGACTTCTGCCTCGAACTCTTGCCTCTTCAGTTCCAGTTCAGCAGCAGCCTTCTCTCGGGCTAGTTGAATCTCAGCCGCCGCCTTCTCTCGCTTGGCTTGAATATCGGCCAAAGCCTTCTGGCGGTCAATCTCCAACTGGGCCTGAGCCTGCATCATCATCGCTTGGATGGCCGGATCGGGCTGCTGTTGCTGCGGAGGAGGATTGCTCAGAGCCTGGTCAATCTCAGGCGTGACGGGCTTGAAGAAGGTCGAGGAATCCTTAAATCCTGCGGCCTCGATCATCCGTCCCAGAGTCTCGCGGTACTGACCCACCGTAACAAGAGGATTGGCAGGGCCGAACTGCTGAAGAATCCGCTCCTGCTTGTCCAGGATCATCGCAAGCATCGCCATCTGCTCTTGCTTGTTGCCAGTTCCCAGACCGACAGAGATGGTCACATCGTACTGATTCGACCACTCACGGGGATCCATCTGAACGTACTGACCACGCATCCGAATGATCCGGGGCTTGTCTTGGTACTTGCACAGCAGTTGCAGGATGCCCTTGAACAGACTCTTCACCCCGGTCTCTGCGAAGTTCCGAGCGATCAGTTCCATCTTGCCAGCAGAGGCGTTCTGGAACGCAGCCACAGCGGTAGCGGTGACATTCTGTAGGACATTGGGGTCAAGACCCTGCGTGGCATCCGACACCCCCGTGCGCTTTGCCTGGACTGCATCCAGATACTCAAGCATCGGGAAGGCTTGATTCGCCACAGGCTGAACCGCCATCGGAACCACCGCATTGGGGTTCTTCATCCGAATCACACCACCAGGCGTGGGAGAGATGAGATCGTCCAGGTTTACCTGACCATCCACCGCACCAACTCGGTAGTTATTCGTCAGATATAGGTTGTCCAACATCTGCCGGGTGATCGTGGACTTCTGAAGTTGCAAGTCCATCACCTTATCCGCGAGGGACAAGCCATAGAACTTGTGCGGGACAGGGATCGGGCAGAGGCTGTGGAAAGGAATGTAGTCTGTTTCCGTTTCCTCAAGAATCTCGCTGCCTGCGTACCAAACCTGAAGAAGCTCGGCTAGACCATCTCCATCACGGTCTGCGCGGATGTAGCACTCGTACACCTCCACATCCTGCATGGTGGGGTCGAGGCTTTCGTCTTGGCTGGGCTGTTCGCCTTCAGAGTACCGGGCCACTCGCTCAGGAGAAAAGCTCAGGTCATCGTAAGCCGGAAGGTTACGAACAACCTCTTCCGGGAAGCCCATCGCCACCAGGTCAGACCGAGGCATCAGTCGGCGGTGAGCAACGAAAGGAGAGTCCTGGATCGTCGTGGCCTTCTTGGAGATCAGGAATTCCTCGGGGGGAATGTTCTGGATCGCCACCCGCCCGACTTGGTTCTTCTTCCGAACCTTGACGTTGTAGTAGACCTCGGTGATCTCTACGCCATCCATCCCGATAGCAGGATTGCCTTGGATATCAAGAACCTGTTTGATGATGGTTTCTTGCTCAATGATCTCCCGAGTCCCATCGGCTAGGAGCATTGCCAGCTCTGCATCGCTCAGGTTCTCGTAGGTCTCCTTGATAACATCAATCTTGTTATCCCAGTAAGCCTTGACGATACCGACCTTCTCGAGCAGCGCATCCTTGAACCAATCGTGCAGGATGGCGAAACCAGGGTTGTCCTTGTAGAACACCCAGTTCGAGTAGTCTGTGGCTTGATTCGCACCTTGCTCATCGCCGGGGCCGACAGGCTCATAACGGATGATGTCATCCGAGGCGGTGAAAATGCGGATCAGTTGAGGAATCGCGCCGTCAATGACCTCAGCCACCTCTCCGGTGACGATCTGGCTTCGGCCCTCTACCTCGTTCCCGTAAGGGTAACGGAGGTAATACTCAAGTGACCGGGTTCTCTGCTCGGTTGTCTCCGTCTGGAGATACCCGATTGCTCCATCGATTTCGGCTTCGAGCAGGCTTTTCAGGCTGATTTGATTCATGCTTTTCCTCTAACGCTTTGATGCGTCGCTCTAGCTCCGCGAGTTTGGCGTTGATGTTGCCTTGAGGCGTTGCCCACATTAGACCACCCACCTTGTGTTAACGCTAATCGGCTTGCTCCAGTCGCCCTGTTCGTGAATCCCGATAGCGAAGTATCGGAACGCATCGGACGAATGAGAGGCCCAGTCGTGTAGCGGTGTGTCGAAGAATACGTTTCTCTTCTCGTCAAAGTTGCGCCGATAGTTCCTGAGCGCGTCTAGACCCTGCTTCACCTTCGGCACGTTAAACCAGCACTTCGGGAGAATGCGTCTGACGCTCTGGATTCCA